TCCGATCTAGATGATGTTTTTACTCTTTATAATTTAGATGCATATGATGCAGAAGAAATTAACAAATATTCAAAAAAAGTATATGACAATACACGATTGGAATGGGGTATGTTTTTTGAAGGTATTTTCATGCAAGAAATACTCAATGAATCAGCAAACACATATATGGGAAGAAAAAATCAATTAACTGAATTGATGGATAATAACGATCAAATTAAAGTTTCGGAATATTATGCAAATGGATTCCGACAAGATTTATTTGATAAGCTCATGCAGACAAGCAAGAAAAAATATAAGATATTCAATAAAAAAGGATATACTATATTATCAAATAAAGACGCGATACGGTATGAAAATAATAATTCAATAACAGATTTGTTTTCTTAATTCTTGACGTGGAATTACAACAATTTAGAATGGATAACATATGACGAAAATTAAAGCAAATGGTAATCAGCCTCTTACTGAAAAAGAATTGGCCAAAAAACAAAAGAAAATGGAAAAGGTCTTTCAAGACTTCTTTAAAGTTCTTGATTTTGATACAGAAAATGATCCTAATATTAAAGAGTCTTCACAACGCATGGCAAAAATGTGGGTTAGAGAACTCCTTGAAGGTAATTTCTCCGAAGAACCAAAAATAACTACTTTTCCAAATCAACAAAACACAGACCAAATGATTATTTCTGGTCCTATCAAGGTTGATTCTGTATGTAGCCACCATGGAATTACAATTGCCGGTTCATGCTATATCGCATACATTCCAGGTGACGAAGTTATTGGAATTTCAAAATTCTCAAGAATAGTTCGTTTCTTTAGTCGTCGTATGCAAATTCAAGAAGAAATGACACAACAAATTTCTGATTACATACAAAACTTGATGAAGCCTAAGGGAATTATAGTGTTCATGAAGTGTCGTCACTTTTGCGAAATTGCCCGTGGTGTTAGAGAAGAAAATATCTGGATGACTACTTCATCCGTACAAGGTGTTTTTAAAGAAAACGCATCAGCAAGACAGGAATTCTTTAACTTGATTAATGTAGGTAACAAGTAATACAATGGAATACCAATCAGATTTCATTTTTTTCCCTGCCATTTCAATTGCGACACATACGCAAATCATGAAGGCAGATTTCAAAGTTAAGGGTAAATCTCCAAGATTTTACTTAAATAGTCTTACAGATGATAAGAAGCTATTTAATCATCCTTATATTTTGACATCAGCAGCGCACAACTTCAAGAATATAAATTTCATGAAGGATATTGGTGTTAATGATGTGAATAAAGATGTAAATCTGATTTTTGGTGACTCGGGTGGATTCCAAATCAAGACTGGAGTAATCAAAGATACACCAGAAATAAAGGATAAACTTTATACATGGATGGAAAACAATGTAACAATGGCACCAATCATTGATCATCCACCTACATATAATGGAGATAAAGTATCAGAAAAAGATTTTGATGAATATTTGAATAAAACAAAAGAAAATATTGAATATCTTCAAAAGCGTCCAACAAAAAACAAGATTAATTGGTTGAATGTTACCCAGGGCGTTCTTTATGAAGACCGTAAGAAGTGGTACGATGCTGTAAAGGACTATAACTTAGATGGTTGGGCTATGGGATCTTTAAGAAAAGATGCCAGAGTAATTCTAAATGCATTTGCTGTGTTCTTAGAAGGTGGTGAACTGGAAAAGAAAGATAGATGTAAACACATTCACTTCTTTGGTATCACTGCAACCAAATACATGCCATTGATGATTTACATCAAGCATAAAATGCATCAAGCTGGATACAAAATTAACGTATCAATGGATAGTTCCTACGCAACACAAAATGGTGGTTGGGGAAAATTCCTATTCTCGCATAACGATTTTGAAGCCATAAATTCAATTGATAATAAAGAGTCATATTTGAGTTCAGAAAAATCAAAAGGATTCCTATCTTACCATTTGAGTAACAGACTTATTGGAAAGGTTAATGGTGATGTAAATCTTCCATGCTATTGCCCTGTATGTACTGGTATTAAACTAAAAGATATTTTAAATGACAATGCGTTAAAAACTGTTGGTGAGTCGTATTACTATAATGTTGTTCAATCACATAACGTGTTCGTTTTAAAAGAATATGTGAATAGTCTTCAAAATATTATTTACACAAATTCATATGACCTGTACAGTAGCGCATTTAGAAGTTATGATGTATATTTGTTCAAATTAATTGATAAAATGTTTGATAATCCAAAACAAGCAAGTTATTTAATTGCAAGTGAAGGTGAAAGACTTTCAGATAGAGAAGAACAAGATAAAGCCCAAGAAAAAGAGGGTGAAGATATGAAAAATGAGTTCTTTGAATGAATATGTTATTACATACTACAGGAAAAAGAGACATTGAAGAAATAGAGTGGTGTCCAACATTAGTTAAACCTGATGAAATTATGATAAAAACTTGGGCATGTGGTGTATGTCGTAGCGATGTTGCTGCATATGCTGGATGGGAAAAACCAATGCCTTTTGGTCAACAAGGACATGAGGGGCTTGGGACTGTTACTGCTATTGGTTCAGATATTTTAAATGTAAAAATTGGTGATTATGTTGCAACATGGTCAGATCCTGCATATTCTGATTTTTATAAAGCAAAAGTTGGTGAATATGTAAAAGTTCCAGAATTGAAAAAGGATTATATTCTTCAACCATCAGCATGTGCGATCAATATTGCTAGAAAGTTTTTAGCACAAGCAAGATATGGATGGCCAATTTTAATTATTGGTTCAGGATTTATGAGCTTGATTATTGGACAATACTTAAAAATACTTGGTAGAGAAGTAGTTGTGGCAGGGTCATCACATAAGTCTGAATGGGATAAAATAGGTATACCATTAACATCAGTGAATGAACTTGTTGAAAGTGGAAAGAAGTGGAAAGGTATCATTGATTTAAGTAGTAAAGCTGAAAATTTTGATTTAATCAGTAAACATCTTGGTGATGTTGAAGCAGTTATTTGTTATGCTGCAACACCATTTACTCCTGTAACTACAAATTTCTTTGATTCGTGCTGGAATTGTCATACATTCATCATGCCAAGTCCAAGAAATAAAGATTTCAATGACATGATGAGATTGACCGCAGAATTAATTTCTTTAAACAGAATAACAGTTGGCAATTATTGGACGCAAGAATACAATAGATCATCTATGACCGAAGTTAAACAAGCATTTGAAGACGGAGTCAATCGTCCAAGTGGTTATTTACGCGGCTACATTCGCTGGAACTAATTATGAACGTTTATATTATGGCCCTTGAGGCAATTGAAAGTCGTTATACCTGGTATTGGGAAACAGAATTAGAAAAACGTATTAATGAATATATTAAAAACGATATAACTCTTAATGAAAAAAATATAAAAGTAATAACTTTAAAAGGTGATGATGAAGATAATGAAGTAGTAGCTACCCAAGGTGCATTTCTAAATTTCACAACAACAAATGCATGGAAAAATAGTCAGATGAATAAGCTAATTGGCTTATTTAAGAGTGGTGAAATAAAACCAAAAGATAAAATAATATTTCCTGATGCATGGCATCCTGGTATAATTCAAGTTAGATACATCAGTGAATTGACTAAAGTACCTGTATCAATTTATTCACTTTGGCATGCTGGTAGTTATGATTATCAAGATTTTTTAGGTAGAGAAATTCAAGATAAAAGTTGGGTAAGACACGCAGAAGCAGCATTCTTTGATGCATCTGATTACAATTTATTTGCTACTAGATTTCATAAATCAATGTTTATGCAAACATTTAAATATAGAGTAAATAAGAATAAAGCGCATATTGTAGGATTTCCATTTCAATATATAAAAGATGTTAAGCAACCTGAAGTAATTAAAGAAAACATTATTCTGTTTCCACATAGAATAAGTTCCGAAAAACAACCACAAGTATTTAAAGAATTGGCAAAGCGTATTCCAGAATATCAATTTATAATTTGCCAAGAAAAGAATTTATCTAAAACGCAATATGGTAATTTGCTTGCTAGATCAAAAATGGTATTCTCTGCGAATCTACAAGAGACACTTGGTATTTCATGCTATGAAGGTGCAGTAAACGGAGCATTACCCTTCGTTCCTGATAGATTATCATATAAAGAAATGTATCCAAAATGGTGTCAGTATGAAGGATATTTAACTGGCGGTAGTTTGGAATCACGATATTTAGATATTTTATCATTTATGGTGAAGGATATGCTCGCAAATTATGATGAACATGCAAAGAAATTGCCAAGTTTGGTGAAACGTCTAGATCGTTTCTTTACAATGGATAAAATGTTACAGGTTATATTTTAATAATATGAAAATAAAATATGATCTTTCTTATAAACATGTAGCTGGTGTTGGACCACTACCTCATATAACATTGGATTTGGATTTTACTATAGAAGAAAAACCAATCTTGATGGAAGTGTTAGAAGAAATTAAAACCGCAACAATCATTAAGAGAAAAAATGAAAATAACAGTAAAAACTAGTTTCCCAGGTATTCATCGTTGGAAAGATGCTCCCGAACAAGTGGATTTTCTACGAAGTTTCCACAGACATATTTTTAACATTTCTTTTTCTCTTGAAGTGACTCATGCTGATAGAGAGCTTGAATTCTTTGTATTAAAATCAGCAGTAGATTCATATATTGATGCTAAGTGGTCAAATTATAAAAATAACCATAATTTGAAATTTTTTGGAGATGATTCTTGTGAATCTCTTGCGTTAGCTATAAAAACTTTTCTTGAAACTGAATACGGTTCTGGTAGAAAAGTATCTGTAAAAGTTCAAGAAGATGATGAAAATTATGGTGAAGTATGAATGAAAGTAAATTAATTACAGCCTTTGATATGGATGGCGTTATTGTATCCGATATTAATATGGATTATAATAATCCCGAGCAACTTGAAAAAATAAAACAAATTCGTATGGTTTGTGAACCAATTTTCAGACCACATGGCACATTTGTTATCATTACCGGTCGTCCAGAAAATGAGCATGATCAGACTTGGCAATGGCTGGAAATGTATAATGTAAAACCACAAAGAGTTTTCTTTAAACCAGAGCAATACGATTTCTCAAAACAATCAATAATTGATCATAAGGCAAGAACTATTCGTGAGTTGAATAGAACATTATACTATGGGTATGTCACAAAATTTGTTGAAAGTGATAAAACTCAAGTTGAAGGTATTTCTAAGCAAGTTGATATTCCTGTAATTCATTTTCCAGTATTTTCAAGCAATGCGTTAGTACATGCAGGATGGTGGTACTAAATGCCAAAATATACACCTGATGAACTTAATAAATTGCTTTTTAATAAAGTAAATCAAGCTATTAGTTTACATGCAATAGGTGATAATAAAAAGTCCGCAATTACATTAGCAAGTGCTGCCAGAATTCTTGATCGTTGGGATCGTTTAGTCAAAAATCCACCAGTAAAGAAAGAAAAACATATTGAAGAAAGTGTTGTAGAAAATGATCCAGGACGACGGCAGAGAGAAGGAACTGATAAAAAAGTTCAAACTGAAACAAGCTCCGAGTCGGAAACGTCAGGATCTTGACGCTTTTTTGCATTATAAGCGTATCAGTTATGATTTTGAATTAAAATCAACAACAGTTGGTGATGTTTCAACTGCAAGTCCAGTGACAATTGATCACATTAAAAAATGGCGTCATATACATTGGTTAATTGGAATTTATGATGAAACCACTGTTAAATTAAAACATGTTTTATATGCTAGTCCTGATATGATGACCGATTGGTTGAATGCACAAGAAGAAGATATTCAACGCGGTCTAACAATTTCACATGCGCTAGCTGGAAAAATTGATTACGACCTACTTTTTAAAATATTTGGAGAGAAACCTTTCTATACATTTGAAGAAGCTAAAAAGGTCTACAAGAAATTGTGGACTAAAAACGAATATATGTTGATGTCAGATATTCCTGGTGGATATTCATCAGAAACTATGTTGAAAATGTTCCAGGATCACAACTTATCTTATATGATAAGAGGTAGCTTCTTAAATAATCCCAAGATAACGAAAAAGTATACCGATAAGTTCATTAAAATAGATGGTGATTTTGCTAGAACACTGCGTAAAATCATTAGTCCAACGTAACAAAGGGAAAATATATGTCAGAAGAAAAAGAAGATAAACCAAAAAAGATGTTCGTTATTGAGCACATTATTTGGGATGATGGCGAGGTTGATTCAACAATGTGTGAATTCCGTAAATCAAATTCTGGTAGAGGAGCTCCTAAAAAATGGAATCTAGGTCCAAAAGATTTTCATCGCCGCGTGGAAGAGTTATTGGGTGCATCAGATCAGATAAATGAAATCTTGTCACAAAATACAGGACTTGTGGATATTTCATCCGTTAGCGTTAAACAAGTTCTTCTTGATGATGTTGAAGAGGAGCCATCAACACCACAACATATAGTGGATGACGAAGAAAATAAACCACAAGAAAAACCAGCCAAAAAAGATAAAAAGTCAAAAGAAGCTAAGTCAAGTTCAGACGAAGGCTTAGATGACATCAATTTTGGTGAGTTTGACAAGTAATTTTCATATATAATAACACAACAAACAAACGAGTAGTCAATGACCTTTTCTTCAGTATCCTTTTCACCATTCAGCACAAAAATCCATTGTTGGGAATATGATGCTCAAGGCAATAAAGTTCATATTGAAGAAAAGGCACCGTTTTACTTCTTCATGAAAAATGATGAAGGTTCTTTTACAAGTATCTTCGGTGATAAACTCAAGAAAATTGAGTTTGAAAATTATGGTAAAATGAAAGAGACGCGTGAAATGTTTAAAGCTGCCAACAGACAGCTTTTTGAATCAGATGTTGATATTCCAAATAGATTTGTATTGGATAGATATAGCAATCAAGAAATTAAGAATATACCAAAATATGACGTATTCTTTATTGACATTGAAGTTCACTCGGAAGAAGGTTTCCCTGATCCAGATTTAGCTGAACATCCTATTACTATTATTACGGTATATTCAACTAAAAAAGAAAAGCTGTATGTTTTCAGTGAAAAAGATTTTGATAGATCATTCTTACCAGAAAATGCTTGGGTTAAAATATTTGATACAGAAGAGGAACTATTAAAGTCCTTTGTCGCGTTCATTAGAAAACTTCATCCTGACTTTTTAAGTGGTTGGAATAGTAGTGGTTTTGATATTCCTTATATCATAAATCGTGCTTATAAGATAATTGGTGAAGAAGAGACGCGGAAAATGAGTCCTGTCAAATACATCAAAGAAGTTAAAAAGAAGATGCGATTTGGTAAGGAAAAGACAACATACGAAATTGCAGGTATTAACTGCATTGACTATTTAGATTTGTATCGTAAGTATCATCAAGGTGAACAAGAATCATTCAAACTTGGTTATATTGCAAAAGTTGAAATTGGTGAAACTAAGTTGGAATTTGAAGGTACTTTGCGCGATTTGTATTTGAAGAATTGGCAGCGATATGTTGAATATAACGTACAAGACGTTATGATTTTGGTAAAAATTGACAAGCGTATTAAGTTCATGGATTTGATGATTGGTATTTGCTTGAATTGCCGTGTTCCATTTGAACAGTTTGATAAAACCACGCGCGTTTTGGATGGAGCATTCATTTCACGCCTAAGTACTGAGAATACCATTCTTCCAGATGTTCCTCCACAAGACGGTAACGATCAATATGCAGGTGCTTTCGTTCGTGATCCTGATGTTGGTATGCATGATTGGGTTGTTTCATTTGACGCAACATCTCTCTATCCATCAATTATGATTCAACATAACATTTCACCTGAAACAAAGGTAATGGTTGTACATGATCAATTTGTTCCAGATATTTTTGACGCATTAGAAGGTAAACCTGTTGATGAAGGTACATTGAATCTTTTCTGTTTTGAAAACATGAAGATGAAAGATGTTATTGCCAAAATTAAAGAAAATGAATGGACTATTGCGGCTAATGGCGCAATTTATCGTCATGATAAAAAAGGTGTTGTCGCATCATTCGTTAAAGATTGGTTTGATAAGCGTAAATATCACAAAAAGCTCATGCAAGTAGCTCAAACTGAAGAAAACGAAGATGAAGAACAATTGCAAAAAGGTCTTCAACAAAACTATAAGATCCTGATTAACTCAGTTTATGGATATGTTGGTAGTAAGTACAGTCGCTTATATGATCGTGATAATGCATTAGCGGTAACAATTACTGGTCAAGAAGTATTGAAGTCTGGTATGGCTGCTATTGATTTGTATTTCAAAGAGCGTTGGCCAACTACAGAGACTGGTAAGAAATTAAATGCGCAGTCAATTCCATCAACTTTGATATATGGTGACACTGACTCATTGTATTTGAATATCGGAAAGGTATTGAAGTCAATCAACTATAATTGGGAAGATGCTGCAAAGACTAAAGAATTTGTAGAAAAGAAAATAGAACCTTTGCTATTCAAGATCATCAACAATGCGATGGAAATCTTGACCATGAAACGCATGAATACCAAAGATTGCAAGATTTCATTCAAACGTGAAATGATAGCACGTAGAGCAGTATTCTTGAGCAAAAAACACTATGCTGCTTGGATCATGAAATTGGAAGAAGAAGAAGTTAAGCCAGGTTCAAAGCATGAAATTGAAGCTAAGGGCCTTGAAATGGTTAAGTCTTCAACTCCTGAAATTATTAGAGATTTCATGAGAAATTATATTCTCCACTTTCTAAAAACTGCTGATTTAAAAGAATCAAACAATACGATTAGCGCAATTTATGATAAATTTAAAGCAAGTGAATTCGCCAAGATTGCAAAAATCACAAACGTCAATAACATTGATGAATATACTGGATCAGATGGTAATCCAATTAAAGGTACACCAGGACACGTAAAAGCAACTATACATTACAATAACCTTTTAATAAGAAATGGTTGTGCAAATGACTACCAAAAGATTTTTGAAGGTGATAAAGTTAAATTGGTGTACTTAAAAAATAGTAATCCATATGGTATTGATGCTATTACATTTAAGGACGTTATTCCAACAGAGTTTGGCTTGGATGGGTACGTAGATTATGATATAATGTGGGAGAAAGTATTCATTGAACCAATCCGTCAATTCTATGATGTAATGCGTTGGGAAATGCCAGCTTTCGATAAAGAAAACATAGACGATTTATTTTGTTAAAGGAAAAATAACATGGCTAGAACTAAAAAACAAGTAGACGAACCTCAAGAAGTTGTTGATGTCGTCAAAACAGTAAATAAAGCAAAAGACTTTCTCAAGAAATATAACAAGAGCGCATATGCCTCAGTTCTAAGTGAAAGTAGAATCAGTAATGTAACTGATTGGATTTCATCGGGATCATTTTCATTGAATCGTGTTCTCAGTGGTTCATATATTAAGGGATTTGCAAACAATCGCCTATATATCATTGCTGGACCATCAAGTACAGGTAAATCACTTCTTTGCGCAAGAGCTTGTAAGAAGC